GACATTCGCGTATGCCGATAGCGTGCCGCATGAATTCACGCTGACCCTAACCCCTACATGGGTGCAGGCCGAGAGGCGGTATCGCTACGAGGTGTGCACCAGGCGGGGCGATTACGACGGCTCTAGCCCGGAACTCCAGCCCATTCCCGATTCCGGATACGGCGGGGTGGGTGTGATGACGACCATTTCCGTTACGGTTTACAACCCGACCAGTAGGGCGGTGCGAGACCACTCCGCCTGGTTCAGGTTTGGCCTGGACCCAGGAGCAGGCCGTTGCCCGGCCACGGGTTATACCCGTCTCGGTACATATCCTGGCCCATTCCTCGACTACGTGAGCCCATGAGCATCCGATTTACACCGGCAAGCGTTGCTCGAACCAAGGCCGCACTTGAACGCGTCAGACTTGAACTGCTGGCGGTAGCACCTGTTGCCGCCGAGGCAGGCGGTAGGGTGCTTGCCGCAGACATGGCCGCCAAGGCTCCCCGTGACACCGGAGCGCTAGCTGCCAGCATCATCGTGGAAACTGAAGGCGAGACGGCCCATGTCGGCAGCACCCTTCCCTATGCCCGCTTCGTCCAGTACGGCACCAGATACATGGCTGCCCAACCCTTTGAGACGGAAGCGGCAGACTCGGTTCAAGGCCGCATCGTGACAACTATCGCAGCCTTACTCAAAGCGGTTATCCACTAAGGAGGAAGAGTGGCCACATACACAGTTCAGCAGGTCTCGGAAGCGGGGACACTCGGGACGTACACGGCGGTAAGCGCCACCGATACGTTCACACCACTGAATGACCTGCCGCATCTCCTGCATGTGAAGAATGCGGGTGGCTCATCGGACACAGTCACAATCGACGACCCAAACTCCGTGACCCCAATCGCCGCAACCGCATTCAACCCCGACCAAACGGGGGCGGTAGCTAACGCGACCGAACGATTCTTCCGCATCGACCCGCGTCGTTGTAGGGCTGCCGGAACGGGGCTCATCACGGTTACGCATTCATTCACGACGACAGTGACGGCTGCCGTCTTCGTCGGGTAGGGGGGTGACAACTAAGTGACCAAAGTTGCTGGCTATACCGGCTTCCTGAAGCGGAACACGACGGGTTCAACCTATGTGACGGTGGGCCAGATCATGAGTCTGTCGGCCGTGGGTTCGACCAGGAACCTAATCGACGTGTCCGCACATGGGGACTCCTGGTCAGACTTCCTCCCTGGTAGGCAGGAGGGTAGCGAGGTAACGCTTACCATCGCCTTCGACCCGGCCGATGCGCAGCACACTGCGATGAAGACCGACTACGACGCTACTGTCCCGGTGGCGAAGAACTACGAGCTTCAGCACCCGGCCTTCGCATCACGGGCGCTGCGGTTCCCCGCCTACACCACCCAGTACGAGGAAGAGGCGACGGATGATGGCGCCTACGAAGCCCATATCACCTTCAAAATTGTGAGCCCAGGCGTCAGCGTGGTGACACCTTCGTGACCCTGACAAGGGAGCAGATCCTAGCGTCTCGGAAGGGCCGCAAGCCGGTACTCCTTGAGGTGCCGGAATGGGGCGGGGAAGTCTACGTGCGTGTGCTCTCGGCAGCAGACCAGATGGTCTTATCCGATGGGGTGGAACCCAAAGAAATGGCCATCAAGGTCATCCTCCACTGCCTGGTTGATGAGGACGGAGAGCGAATCTTCGGCGATGACGATGTGGACGAACTCGCCAAGGAAGACTTCCCCGTCATCATGCGGGTGTTCGGCTTCGTCGCTAAGCAAAACGGGCTCTCTACGAAGGAGCTTGAGGAAGCGATGGAAAATTTCGGACCCAGCCCCAACGGGTCCAAGTCTTCCGAGTCGCTCTTGCCCTTGGGCTAACGGCTGAGGAGGTGGGGGAAACCATGACCTCGGCCGAACTCACAGACTGGATGGCCTACGAACGTGTCTATGGGCCGGTGTTGGTGCATGACCGCATAGATATTGGCTTAGCGCAAGTCTGCCTGGTGCTTGTCAAACTGCTGGGTCAGAAGAGCAAGCACACCCTCCGCGATTTCCTGCCCGCTTGGTGGCAGGAGGTTACCCAGCGAGGCAATCGCCAGCCCGAGGCCGTGCGGCAGGGATTCGAGGCACTGATGAAGATGGCTGAGGACAAATGAGAATCCCCCCAGCCCCCACCCTGTCTACCATTCAGGAGGTGGTAGACGGAGCAGGAGCCAGGGGGACGCTGTTAGCAGAACTTATCGAAAGCGTTCTGCAAGATAGCCTGTGCCTTGGCCCTGTAATCCGACATCGGCTCGTCGAAAAGGGCGTCTCCCGCGTGCACTATCTCGGTGTAGAACTCGTCACTAACAGCGGCGGATTGGGCATCGTAAACAACCGAGTCCCATCTTGAGGAATACGCCGGCAGGCTCAGTGCTCGTTCCACCAACTGGCACGCAGCTTCCTCGTTTCCGGCCACCGGGGCTACGGACTCCGACACCGGGGGTGCAGCCTGGGTGCTCTCAACACCACAAGCGACCGTTCCCAGGGCGACTACTAGCGCTCCTGCTGCGAGTAGCTTCTTCATCTTCTACCACCTCCTATTACTCATTATCGGGGTTATGCATGGCCCAGAATAGTCCCCTATTCGGCCTACAGGATGGCTGAGAATGCCGGTAATTAGCACCCTCACCGTCGATGTAAACGCGAATACCTCGAGGCTGCACAGGGGCCTAACGATGGCAAGTGGTGCCATCCTAGCTGTGGGCGCCGTCGCCACGAAGATGGCATTGGACTATGACGACGCCTTCACCAAGATCGCCGCAGTATCTAATGCCAGCGCACAGGACATAGAGAAGTGGAAGGGCCAAGTCCTTGACCTTGCGGGCAAGACCGCGCAGGCCCCCAAGGAGCTAGCCGATGCCCTATTCTTCCTAGCTTCTGCTGGACTGAAAGCCAGCCAGATTATGCCGGTGCTGGAGGCGTCGGCGAAAGCATCTGCCGCCGGCCTGGGCGAGACGTCGGAAATTGCCAAGCTCACAGCGAATGTTTTGAACGCCTACGCCGGTAGCGGACTCAAGGCGGCAAAGGTCACTGACATCCTGGTCGCCGCCGTCCGTGAAGGTTCTGCGGATAGCGATGAATTCGGGGCGGCTATCGGCCGCATCCTTCCAATTGCTTCAAAGGCTGGTGTCGGCTTCGACTCTGTGGCCGCCTCTCTGGCATCACTGTCGAACATCGGACTGGACGTGAATGAGGGCGTCACCGCCATGCGCGGTTTATTTCAGGCGATGGTGGCTCCGACTGAGGCCGCGCAAAAAGCCATGCACGGTGTCGGGCTAAGCTCCCAGGAAATCCTAAAGAGCCTCCAGGCGAATGGCCTTATCGCCACCATTCGGATGCTAGACGAGGCCGTTAAATCGGGCACCGGAAGCCAGTCCCAATATTTGAATGCCCTGCGGGCTATTGTCCCCAACATCCGCTCGCTGACCGGGCTCCTTGGATTAACAAGTCAAGAGGCCGAACGGGTTGACGGCATTTTCAAGAGGGTCTCTGAATCAACTGGCTCCCTAGATACAGCGTTCAAGACGACTGCCGAATCGGCGGGCTTCAAATTCCGCAAGGGCCTTGCGGAACTTCAAGTAGCAGCGATCAATATCGGCAACCTGATAATCCCCGTACTGGTGGATATCGTGGGCTGGATAGAGAAGCTGGCTAATTGGTTTGCAGGATTGCCTGAGCCGATGCAGAACTTCGCGACGACCGCTCTTGCAGTTGGCGCGGGACTCATACTGCTAGCCAAGGCATTTACCATCGTGAAATCTGCAGTGACGGCCCTTAGCTTGGTTTTATCAGTTAATCCCTATGTCCTCATCATCGCTGCCACCATTGCCCTTGTCATCATCATCGTAAAGAACTGGGACACCATTAAGGCGTTTCTAATCAAGGCGTGGGACGCCATCCTGGATGCGGGGAAATGGGCGTGGGACCACCTAGCCATCTTCATCCTTGGTCCCATGAAACTGGTTATTGACTTCCTAATCGACCACTGGCGGGGATTCAAGACGTTCTTTATCGGTGTCTGGAATACCATCGCAGATATAATTGGTCCCATCATCAGGGGTATCGTTGCCGCCATCCGAACCATCATCGATGTAATCATGGACATCGTTGGTGCAGTCAAAGAAGCAATCAAAGCGATAAGCAGCCTTGGAAGTTCATCGCAAAGCCTGGTACCTGGGGGTCCGCGACGGGCCGGGGGCCTGAGCGCACCGCCGACCGCGCACGGCGGCATTGTTACTAGCCCGCAGATGCGTCTCGTTGGTGAGGCTGGCCCTGAAGCAATCATCCCGCTCAGTGCTGCCGGCATGTTGGGCGGCCTGACCGTAATCATCAACGGTGATGTAACCGGCGAGGAAGTAGTCCGCAAGGTTCGTGATGGCCTACTTAAGTTGAAGGCCAGGAACGCGACGACGGGACTCTGATGGCCAAACCTACAGCCACAACGCCACGCAACGACCCGAGTCATGCCCTACTGCACAACTTCCACGTAGACGTGAAGATGTTTGGTGCGAAGGGTGATGGCTCGACCGACGATACGGCAGCCATCCAGGCGGCCCTCGATACTGGCTTCAATATCTATGTCCCGCCGACATCGTCCTACTACAAAGTCTCAGGAGTGGCCGACACAACACCGGCCCTACGGATGCACAGCAATAACCAGGCAATCTTCGGTGCGGGTTATGGCTCGCGCATCCACTGTGTGACAGCGAACTGCCGAAACATCTATGTGGGCGACCTGCCCTATTCCAACGACACGGCGGTTTACACGGGCATCACCATCGCCAACCTGCGGGTGACCGGAACTCTTCCGCACGCGACCGACGATGAAGCCAATATCTGTATTCGGAGTGCCTATGGTGCCCGCGTCCTGAACTGCGATCTAGACCTCTGCGCCGTGGGGATCAGCCTGCAGCAGCGCAATACCACCGACACCAAGCCCGAGGCTTGCATCATCTCTGGCAACAGAATTGTTGGCGATACCGATTGCAGGGTCGGTATCGAGCTTGGGGGGGCCAAGGGGGCTATCTGTAGCAATAACCAAGTCATCACCACGTCTACTACCGGTCTGGGAATCAGGGATTTCTCGGGTACCGACGACGAGATCTCGAACAACTTCGTGCGGGGTGCGAACTCGGGCATCAGTATTCAGGGGGCAGATGTGGCCTATCTAGGGCCGAACCTCCGTCCCCGCGTGATCGGAAACCGGGTCGTCGGGCAGCTTGGCACCTCTGCTCCCTCCATCATCCTGACGCTGGGCGTAAACGACGCTGTCATTCAGGACAACTACATCGACTGCAAAACATACGGAATCTGGTGCAAATCCGGGGACCCGGCGGGAACCGATAGAGCAGTGATTATGAACAACTTCGTGCGGACCTCGGCGTCCACAACGACCGCCATCTTCGCAGACCCCCCATCGACTGGTAACAACACCGATGTCTATGTGAAGGGCAATCACATCGAGGGTCTTCTCGGGGGCAATGGTATCAAGTTGGATACCGTGGACGGTCGCAGCTACATCGTGGACAACACACTCGCAATCGGTAGCCCCGACGCCATCGCGGCCCT